CTGCCAGAACAGCATGGAATTTCCGGCTGTTCTTCTTATATCCCATCTCGTCTATAGACAGGATGTTGTAGATGCGTCCCTGCAAGAGAATACGGTACTGTTTGGAATTGACAGCGGCAGTCTCCGCTGACCAGCGCACCGTGATATCCAGGCGGTCAGCCTCCTCGGTGTGACCGGCCTCCTGGGTCTCATCAATACTTCTCCCGCTTGAGAGGGCAGTCGCCCAGCAGGTATAAAAGTCATGCCAAGCCGGAATATGGTTCTGATATTCGTCGATTTCAGTCACGCTCTTTTGAAACGTGATTCTTACATTCAGGCCGGCAATGTTCATCAGACCACTCCTTCCCGAATGCCAAAGAGCAGAGACCTCAAGGATAATGTCAGTTTGTGATGGTCCGCTTCCTCCCGGTGCTCATAGAGATATCCTAAAGTATAGAGTATCGCAACTCGCAGAGTTTCCCGCACGGAAGTAAGCTCTGCAGCAGAGTACCTGTCGGAGCGGGTTTTATCCGAATTAATGTCAGCCCATTGCTCGTCTGTGAGCCGGGCAACGTCAACGCAAAGCCTGGCTGCTGTAGATAAAAGCGATTCGGTTATGGCATCTTCATCTTCTGAATCTACACGGAGATAGCTCTTTGCCTCTTCAAGTGAAAGCAATGTCATATAACTGTCTCCCTCCCGGAAACAACTCATCCTGCTTCACCTCTATTACGTATAGAGGTGAAGCAGGGATTACTTAGATTAGGTGCCAGAGGCGGCAGTTCCCTTGAGCTTGAGCACCTTGATGGCCTCAGGCAGGATCAGCTTGCCGTCCACGCGCTGAGAGCCAAGGAAGCCAACCTGCCCGGTGGCGGCAAAGAGCTCGTTCAGGCGCTTGAAGGTACGGCCCTGACGATCAGCGATCCAGTAGTAGGAGTAGTCACCGAAAGCAATGGCCTTAGCACCGGCGGCAATGCTGGGCATAAAGGGAGAGGAGATGACCTCGCAGCCCAGAATGGTGTTGGGGGTGCCTGCCACAAGAGAAGGCTGCCACAGGTACTGCCCGTTCTTATCGGTTAGCTTTCGCAGAGCGGCGATGGTAGAGTCGTTCATGATCCACTTGGCCTTCTTGCGGTAAGGAATGCGCAGGCTGTAGTAGAGATCAATAACCTCATCGGCGGTGATGGCGGTCCCGCCCGCTGTAGTCACACCGACGTCAGCACCACCAGTTGCAGCAAGCAGGCCCAGGGGCTTTCCGGTGCCGTCACCGGTGAAGAACGCCTCCTCTTCTTTGGTGCCGATACGGCGGGCAAACTCGCGGGTGATGTAGCCCTCCATGTCGAAAGCGGAGTCGTTCAGCAGCTCTTCGGAGATCTTGATCATGGTACCGAGCTTGTACGCGCCGAGGGAAAGCTGACCGAAGGAATCGTCACTCTCGGGATACAGACCTTCCTCATCGATCCAGCCCGCGGTACCCTTGGACGCCACAACGGGGATCTTGCGATCGCCGCTGTTAGAATGGATAACTGTGGCGATGCGACGGAAGAAGTTCTCCTCCTCCAGAGCCTCGATCAGGGTGCGCTCAAACTCGTCGGGGACCAGATAGCCGCCTTCGGAATCGGTGCCGACCTGCAGGGCATTGGTGACGCTGGGCAGAGGATACTTGGAACGCAGCGCATTCCAGAAGTTTTTCTTGTACTCGTCAGACGCACGGCCGGTCTTCATGTCCATCTTTGCCCCGTCGGGCTTGCTGGTCAGAGGCTCGGAGGTAGGTGCCTTCAGCTCGCGCTCAAAGGCTTCCAGGCGCTCCTGGCGATCGATCTCTTTGCCGAGATTGACGATGTCCTGTTCCATGCGCTCATAGGTATCGGTGTCCTCAGCGGTCAGAATGCCGTTCTTATCGCGGTGGGAATCCAGGAAGGCCTTGGCCTGCTCCCAGATGCGGGCGCGCTGATTGCGCAGTTCATTGGTAGTGTTCATTGTGTGCCCTCCTTAAGGCTTAATAAGATTGAGCCGCGCCATCAGTTCATCGACGGTGCGGCCGGGTGTAGTCTCCGGTTCCTCCGGAGCATGCGATTCAACCACCTGCTCAGGCGTAGACTCCTGCTTCTCAGCGGGTTTAGCCTTTGCGGTGATCTTGTTGAGCAGAGCGTATTCCATAGCCCTTCCAGAAAAAGCATAAGCGGGCACATCGACCGCCAGCTTTTCATCAGTCAGGATGTCGTCGGCAAAACCAAGTTCAACGGCTTTGTTGGCGTTCATCCAGGTTTCGCTATCCATCAGGTGGGATAGCTTCGCGCGAGAAAGGTTGGTCTTAATCTCGTAGGCGTTGATAATGCTTTCTTTCACCTCGTCCAGCATCTCAATGGCCTTTTGCATGTCCGTATGATCACCGAAAGCGACAGTCATGGGATTGTGGATCATCATGAGCGCCGTCGGGGCCATCAGGACCTGCGTACCGGCCATGGCGATAACGGAAGCAGCAGATGCAGCAACACCGTCGATCTTGACCGTAACGTTACCTTTGTAGTCCATGAGCATGGAATAGATCTGGCTAGCAGCAATACAGTCACCACCGGGACTGTTGATCCAGATGACGATGTCGCCGTCTCCGGCAAAGAGCTCTTCCCGGAACATAGCGGGAGTAATCTCGTCATCAAACCAGCTTTCCTCGGCGATCGTGCCATAGAGCTCAAGTACCCGCTCTTCGGATACTTCGCCGTCCGCCTGATTCTTCCATGTCCAAAACTTCTTCGTCTTGGGCTTCATCAGGATTGTTTTCCTCCTCTCCTGTAGGTTCAGAATTGCCTTGCGCAAAAGCCCCTGCATGCTTGAGCGGGAGCATATTGCCATTGATAAGGTATAGATCTCCGCCTTCCTCGGCCGGGATGCGGTCCAGGTTCTCCAGTTCCCGGATATCGTTTGCAGACATCCAACCGTTCTGGCGGGCAGTGGCATAGCCGTTCATGCGGCTGGCATAATCGCCGCGAAGAAGGCCTTCCAAATTGAACTTTACGAAATACGTCCGTTTTTCGTCCTCTGTCAGCAGGGTGCGGGCAATGGACTGCTCCCAGCGTACGACCCAGGGATCAAGTGTGTATTTCACGAACTCCAGCGATTGCTGCTCTATATTGGAAAAGCTCGACTTTTCCAGATCGCCCACCATATGCGGTGGGACACGGAAAATTCGAGCTATCTCATTGATTTGAAATTTGCGAGTTTCAAGAAACTGTGCTTGCTCCGGGGAAATGGAGATTGGCGTGTATTTCATGCCCTCCTCAAGAACGGCGATCTTGCCGCTGTTGGCACTGCCGCCGAACTGAGATTGCCATGCCTCACGCACACGGCTGGGGTCCTTAATCGTTCCCGGATGCTCCAGTACACCTGAGGGAGCAGCCCCGTTGGCGAAGAACTTGGCTCCGTACTCCTCAGTAGCAATGGCTAGTCCGATGGCGTTCTTGGCCATGGCGATAGGGCTGTAGCCGACAAGCCCATCAAAGCCTAAGCCTGGTATATGCAGCACATCCTTCGGAAGGAGGATTACGCGGCCGCTATCGGCCGTTTTAGCCTCTTCCGCAGAGCGGGTGTATGTGTAATAGAGCTGCCCGTTTTCATCTCGGTCGACAGACATTTTATTGGGCATAAGCGGATACAGCGCCATGACCTCGCCTTTACCATTTCGGATGATTTGAGCATAGGCGTTGCCCCACAGTAGCAGATGCGTCATAAGTGTTTCTCGGAAGACAAAGGAACTCATCTCCGGGTTAGGCTCGTCATGCAGGAGCAGGTACAGTGGATGGTCCGTCGCTTTCTCCTTTCCGCCGTCATTCCGATAGCGGTAAAGATGCAACGGGAGACCTGCGACAGCCTCTGCCAGGATGCGGACGCAGCTGTAGACTGCTGTCATCTGCATTGCAGATCGCTCTGTCACGGCTTTCCCCGCTGTAGAGTTGCCCATGAAGAAAGCGTAGCTACTGCCTGCGGTTCTGTTTTCGGGCTTGTCCCGGGAACGGAAAAGGCCAGAGAAGATGCTCATTGCTTACCTCCGTAATAATAATTAGAGAAAGGAATATACCCTCTTGACATATACACGAGAAGCGGGTATAATGGACTCCATGATAAAGAGCTTCTCTGATAAAGAGACGGAAAAGATCTACAACCAGACCTTTTCAAAGAAGCTTCCTCAATCCATCCAACGAATCGCATTAAGAAAACTGATTATGCTTGACAATGCAGGATGCCTGGAGGACCTACGAGTTCCTCCCGCTACCCGTCTTGAACTGCTCCATGGTGATCGGGAAGGACAATACATCATTCGGATCAATGATCAGTTTCGCATCTGCTTCAGAGTTGAAGGGACCAATTTCTTCAGCGTTGAAATAGTGGATTATCATTGAGGATAGCTTGCACATACCACGTGTGTAGAAAGGATGACTAAGATGATGGACTATATCATACCTCCCAAAATGAGTGAGATTTTAAGGGAGGAGTTTATGGAGCCGATGAACCTGTCGGCGTACAAGCTCGCACAGGAAATCCATGTACCTGTGTCGAGGGTACAAGACATTCTGCATGACAGAAGAAAAATCACCGCTGACACATCGCTGCGTCTGGCGAAGTTCTTCGGTGTGTCGGACAAGTATTTTCTTGACATGCAGAATGACATTGATATCCGTGAGTTGAAGATAAGTATGGCAAAAGAGATAGACACGATTCGCCCTTGTGAGGCAGTGGCTACCAGAAAGCCTAAATAAAGAGCAGCCCACGGCTGTCATAGACCGATTCACTGGTGTCGTTTCCGCAGCGGATAGCCCGATCCAGGGCCATCACTGTGGCAACGGCGCCATCTATTTTTTCGGTGGACTTCTCTTTGTCGGGCTTTATATTCCCAGCCGGGTCAGTCCGAATGTAGATGTTATCCATCATCCACCGCAAGACAGGGTGGCCACCGTGTGCAATTCTCTCCTCGAGCACCAGCTTCATAAGCTCTTTTGTTGGAGGGCTCATGTCTTTGAAGCCTTGACCAAAGGGAACAACTGTGAAGCCCATGCCCTCCAGGTTCTGCACCATCTGCACGGCACCCCAGCGGTCGAATGCGATCTCGCGGATGTTGAAATGTTCACCCAGGTTTTCAATGAACTTCTCAATGAAGCCATAATGAATAACATTTCCTTCTGTGGTCTGCAGGTAACCTTGTCGCTCCCATACGTCGTAGGGAACATGATCGCGACGGACACGAAGTTCCATGTTTTCCTCGGGAATCCAGAAATATGGGAGAATAATATATTTGTCCTCTTCATCGGTAGGGGGGAAAACCAGAACAAAAGCAGTGATATCTGTGGTGGAGGAAAGGTCCAGACCACCATAGCAGACTCTCCCCTCCAACTCATCCTTATCGACGGCGAAAGCGCAGCGGTCCCATTTTTCCATGGGCATCCAGCGCACAGCTTGTTTGACCCACTGATTTAGGCGTAACTGTCGAAAGCTGTTCTCTTCGGCTGGGTTCTGCTTAGCAGACTCACATGCTGCTTTAACCTTGTCGATGCCAACCGTTATGCCTAAGGAAGGATTCGCTTTCTTCCATACTTTCGGGTCAGTCCAGTCATCGGCTTCGTCTGCGCCATAGATGACCGGGTAGAATGTCGGGTCGATTTTCCGCCCGGCAATGATATCTTTGGCCTTTTGGTGAGTCTCATAACAGATACTTTTGGTATCAGTGCCGGCTGTCGTTATCAGGAAATATAAAGGCTGCATACGTGCATCGCCGGAGCCCTTCGTCATGACATCAAAGAGTTTCCGGTTAGGCTGAGTATGCAGCTCGTCGAAAACAACGCCGTGTATATTAAAGCCGTGCTTGGAGTAGGCCTCAGCCGACAACACCTGGTAAAAAGAATTGGTCGGCGTATATACAATTCGCTTCGTGGCAGAGAGGATCTTTACGCGCTTATTGAGAGCAGGACACATGCGGACCATGTCCGCTGCAACGTCAAACACGATCCCTGCCTGCTGACGATCGGCAGCGCAACCATATACCTCTGCACGTTCTTCGTCATCCCCGCAGCAGAGAAGTAGGGCGACGGCTGCAGCCAGTTCTGACTTTCCCATTTTCTTTGGGATTTCCACATAGGCTGTGTTGAATTGTCGGTATCCGTTTGGCTTGATTGTACCAAATATGTCGCGGATGATCTGTTCCTGCCAATCGATTAATTCAAAAGGTTTGCCCGCCCAGGTGCCCTTGGTGTGGCAAAGGCACTGAATGAAACCAACAGCATAATCTGCAGCTGCCTTGTCGTAGTGGGAGTCCTTTGCCATGAAGGGCGTGGGCTTATATTTCTTCAATTTCCTCAAAATCCGTGCCCCCTAGGCACAAAAAAATAGACCCTTTCGGATCATTCAAAGATGAGAAAAAGCCCGTCAGGGCCATTTCTCTGCTTTTTCATTTCGGAGGTGGTTTACTTGCTCTTTTTGCCAAGCTCGTAGGCGGCAAGGAGGGCGGCTTCCAGGCCCCAAACAGGAACTTCAATGAAGTCGTCGCTATCGTTGTGGAGCTCTTCCAGGTGACCGCGGCAATCAACAGCCACCATATACTGTTTGGCGATCTCAAGGATCTGCTGCTTTTCTTTCTTGCTAAATCTGCTCATCATCTCTTGCTCTCCTTGTTTTCAGTGTGCCATCGCCCAGGCGATCGCGTGGCCGTTGTCCGCAAAAAGCTCATCGCTGACCGCAGCCAACCGGATCTGACCTTCACAGGTGTGATCGTCGGAGGTGTATTCGTAGACCGCACCGTAAAAGCTGTTCTTGCCGCGTCCGCTGTAGTAATAGCCGGCAAGGAGTACCTTGTTTCCAAAATCCAGGGTGCAGCTCCAGCTGCAGGCCAAATCCTCGGGGGTTGTGGTCTCCGGCAGGCGGTAAAGCTTGGCGTTCGTTTTCATTTTAGTTTCCTCCGTTTTCGTGTTGTGCCTTTCCCTTTGGCATGTACATATATCACTCTAAACGGCAGAAATAGCAAGATAATTCGATACCATAAAGTACACAAATAGTATTGCCGGAGCCCGTGTATTTTACGGCCTGCTCTGATGCAGAATGGACAGGATTTTTTCTTGTTCGTCCGCGCTGATACCTATGCTCGCCAATGCTTGCCGTGTCCCACAGTCGGGGCATATAGGCGTTTCATTGTCTACACGTGAGAGCGCAGGCGGTCCGACATACGTTTTCCCGCATAATGGGCAGATACGAATCTTCCGAATCTCATTCTTCATCTTCAGTAGCCTCCACACATTTATCGTAAGCATCCAGAAGGATTTTTTCATCAAAGGAAAAAGTGTTGTAGCCCTTCAAGCAGGTATGCATGTAGAAATCGCTCGGGATTCCGATGGGTCGATCCTCATGCATGATGTATACGAAGGCCGCCACAGTTCGCTGTTTGCCTGTGCGGATTCCTTTGTACCGCACCTTGATCTCCTGCTTGTAATAGAAAGTCGGGAAGCCTTCATAGCGGTCAAGTGCAGCCTCGTCAGATTCCGTTACTTCCCAAACGGCAACAGGGACCTTGCCGCCGGCGCATTCTTCAATGGTAAGATAGGAGCCTGTCTTGCTCCCCTTGAAAAGCAACTCCCAGCCATCAAGTACCGCAGTGCCGAGCACTACTGCAAACGGGCAGCGCGCACGCATCTGCTGGACATTGAGGTTGCTGCCGTAGGCAAGATAGTATCTCTTCCTTTTCGTCTCCCGCACTCGGCCAAAGTCGAAATTATATTTGTTTGCCATGTTTACACGCATCCTTTCCGGGGCTGTTACCCCTCCTACCACCGAAAGCCCGCTTCTCAGCGGGTCCGGGGGCCTCTGGGCGGCGTCCTTCAAGCAGCGGCTCTACCGTTGCGGAAGGCAGCGTCTCCGGCAAGGTTGCGGGTTAAAAAGTCTCTAGCTGTGGCGAACTCCTCGCCAATGAATCCGAGGCGAAGGAGCCAGGTGCGCATCGCGTATTTGGGGTTCTCGTTCTGCTGAGGCTTGGGGCTTGCGGTCCGGACTTCCTTGGCCATCTGGCTAAGCGCGAGGCAAAGCTGAATGTAGCTTTTCAACTGGCCGGCGTGAATGCCGTTCTGGCGGGTGCTGTCCGGCGCGTCAAACTGGAAGAGGCGGAACTCAATGGTCCCCTTGGTGAAGGTGGCATGCAGGTTAAGCATGTGGTACCGGCTGTCGTTGTAGTGCTGGCTCCGGCCGTAATCCGCTCCGTTGCCGCGGTACCAAACATCTGCGAGGGCTGCCATCGTTTGGGGTTTGCGCTTATTGAGCATCCGCAGGAAATCGGGGTCAACCGTCCGGCAGTAGCGGCGGATGCGGCCGCGGTCAAGGCGCAGGGCATCGGCCAGGAGTGCTTCGTGGCTTGCCATGATGTTGGCCAGGTTCCGCAGGGTTTGCGGCGTGTGGCCCTTGGCTCCGATGTGGATGTGGACTCCGCAGCCCCGAGTGGCGTCGCTCTTTGCTCCGGCCTTACGGAGGCGGCGGCAAAGCTCCTGCAGGGTTTCAATGTCCTCGTAGCGGAGGATCGGGGTGACCAGTTCGCACTTTTCGCTGTCCGGTCCCTGGATGCTGACGTCTCGCTGGAATTTCCACTCGCGGCCGGTGGCGTCCCAAGCGCTCCAGGTGTAGTATCCGTTGCGGTGGGCGGTGTCTTCCCAGCGGCCGGTTCCGAAGAACTCGGCGGCCAGCTTCGCTGCAGCCTGGCGGGTGATGTTGTTCATTTCGATCTCAACGCCGATGGTCTGCTTTTTCATCTCGTTGATCTGGTTGGCGGTGCGTTCGTTCATGGTCTTTGCCTCCTTGAAAGCCTTGATTTTCCAGGGTTTTTCCCTTTGGTCGTGTACATATATCACTCTAAAAGGGAGATATATCAAGACAATTCAGAGGCATAAATAGCACAAAGATACAGCCCAAAAGTTGTGTATTTCTAAGTCCTTTAGAGCTTCCTGACAGCGTCCTCTCCGTAAACCACGCTTAGCCCTGAACCGTTGTCCCAGTGCATCAGAAGAGAGCCAGTGTCGTCTACGCCTAGCACCGTGCCAAGCGTTCCGGCGGGTGGCGCCTGGATATCGTCCATACGGATGAGCTCTACACGCGTACCAACCGGATATCTCTGGCGAACATATTCCACGGTTTCTCTGGAAGGGGATTTCATGCCTGCGCCTCCTTTGCCGCGTCACGCCGGGCCTTCTGCGCAGCACTGAAAACGTCAGCTTTTTCTTTGCTTGGGAAGGCCGCGCTGCCCGAGAGATTCTTCAGGAGAAGCTTCCGCTGAGCTTTGCTCTCTGCACCAACGAAGCCAAGCCGGAGGAGGAAGCCGCGGAAGGCATACTTTTCGCTTTCGACTTCCTTCTCGCTCGCCGTCACACGCTTGGCCTCTTTTGCCAATGCACTAAGCGCAATAATGAACCTCATGTAGGCCTGCGTCTCGTCCGCCCCAGGCATCTGGTTCCACCAGGGGAAACTCACATGGTCATCGCTGACTTCTACATCCAACCGGTCTGCATCAAGGGCTTTCCTGATCAAGGTTCCCTTAGCATCCAGCAGTCGCTTCAGATTCTCCAGCGCGGCTTCGGTGAAGCCGTCCTTCGGCAGCGTGATTGTGAGGCCTTCAACTTCGGGCTTGGCCGTTTCAGTATCTGCTACTGGCGTGTCATCCACGTCTGTGGAAAAGCCCTGACTGTTCAAGTAATCAATCATGATCCTAAGATCTCCTTCGGGAATTGTTGCGTCGAAGCTTACGGCACCATTTCGGTCAATCAGGAAGTCGTCGACCTGGTAGGAAAAAGTAGGTGGACCGAGAAACTTGGCTGGGGCATTGACATGTTCGCTGATGGTTTTTGCCAGACGCTTGCGCTCTGCGCCGGTGACGTTGAATCTGATTTCCATGACGGAATCCTCCTTTATTCGGTGTGATGTATTAATCACTCTGAACACCATGAATAGCAAGGATTATTACCGTCATAAGTTGCACAAAAAGCTATGGAGGAAACTGTGAATGCTACACAGCCTCAACTGGCCGCCCTAGTTGCTCATAAAGGGCAGAATAAAACGCTTTGGTTCTGAGTTTGTTTCCGGCCTTCAGCCATTCATCCTCAAAATCAAAGCGTTGTTCAAGTTCCTTGACAGAATAATCTGCTCGGAATGGGCGCCATGTCATATCGTCCCAACGGCGGAGCTGCGCCCACAAATCTGGAAACTCACGGTACAATACCCGGAGTTCTTCAAGTGATTGCAATGGACAGCACCAGCAGGAGACGCGTTTCATTTTTGTATACAGGCCACCCCAATCATAGCCGCGCTCGTAGCAGTATTTCAAGCAGTCTGCTTCGGTCATTCCCCATTCGACCAGGGGTAGCCGCATATTTGGTCGCTGGTTACACTTACGCTGCAAACGATAGCCCTCATCTGCTGCGATTCCGACATATTCGATGATGTCGTATTCCTTCTTAAGCTGACTGAGGAACTTCTCCCTTGGCGCATCCTTTAGGGCTTGGGTACACCACCGCATCTTAGGTCCAGCCCAGCTGTATCCATTACGATCCATGCCGTATCTTTCGGTATTCTGGGTTTTTCTTTTCCTTTGAATTGGCTTGTTAGCAAACAGATATTCGAAATCATCTTTGCACTTAACCACAGTGATAGGGCGTCCAATATTCTGCTCAACCTTTTTTATGTGCTCATAAAGCTGCGGAAACTCCAAACCGGTGTCGCAGAAAAGAATAATATCAACCGGCATGCCCTCTTCCAGCATGCGCAAAAGCATGGCGGTCGAGTCTTTTCCACCGGAGAATGAGACCATATTTAGAACGGGTTTACTCATGATTTTTCCACCTCTTTAACAAGATCCGCATACGGGATCTTTTGCCCAGAACGTTCTACAAAAATATCCCCCGGTGCGATACCGTTTTCGACGGCTCGCCGGAGGATAACAGATGCGTATTTCTCGTCCAACTCCATCATGTAACAGATTCTGTCCGATGCTTCACAGGCCATCATGGTGCTCCCAGAACCGCCGAATGTATCAATGACAATCGCATTTGGGCGGGAGGAATTGCCAATGGGATAAGACAGAAGGTCGAGCGGCTTGCTCGTGGGGTGATTTTCATTGCGTTTGGGCTTCGCGAAGTTCCAGATAGTCGTCTGTTTCCGGTC